ACCTCGGGCACCGGCAGCCATGTCAGCAACCTGCTGGCCTGGTCGGTCAGCGATCGGGGCAATGGCTGGTGGCGGGTGACGATCCGCGCCAGCGTCGGGGCTGGCGGCAGCGTGCCGCAAGGCCGGGTCTACACTCTCTCTGCGCCGGGCAGCGACAGCTTTGCGGGCAATCCCGCGCTGGGGCTCGATGTTGCAGAATGCAATGTGCGCCGGCCGAGCGGGGCTGATCTCTACCTGCCGACCGATGCGGCGGGCGCGGCGCGCGGGGCGGCCGGTGGCCCGGCCTGGGCGCGGATCCCGGTGTTCACCGGCGGGCCGATGGCGGCGCGCGACTGCCGTTTTGAACGCACCTTCAATGTCGAGGTCAAACCCGGCCTTCACACCCATGTCTCGGCCACGCTGGAGGTGCGCCATGCCTGATCCNGCGCTGTCCGCCGCNATTGCCGAGGCCTATGCCAGTGCNCCGGTCGACCAGGTGATCNTGCATACGGTCGANCTGCANCANCCGGTCTTTGCNGTGCCGATCCGCGTGGTGCGNGACCGCGTGGCGCTGGAGGCNNGGCTGGAGGCGGGCGCCCCGCGTGATCCGGGCGCGGTGGTGACCTTCGTGCCCTATGCTTTCGATCTGACCCCGCCTGACCAGATCACCAGCGGCGCCCCGCAATGCGTGCTGGAGATCGACAACATCAGCCGCGAGATCCTTGTCCAGGTGCGGGCCGCGATCCAGGCGGCCGTGCCGGTCGAGCTGATCTATCGCGCCTATCTGGACGATCTGGCGCTGGACGGCCCCGAGAACGACCCGCCCTTGCGGATGGAGCTTCAGCAGCTGAGCGCGACGCCCCTGCGCATCCGGGCGACGGCAGGCTTCCCCGATCTCTTGAACAAGAGCTTCCCGCGCCTGCTTTACGGGATCGAGGCCTTTCCGGGGCTGGTGCCATGAGCTGGGCCGCAGACCATATCGGCACCCCCTGGGTCGCAGGCGAGAGCGACTGCTGGCATTTTGCCCGGCGGGTCTGGCGCGAGAGGTTCGGCTGGGATGTGCCCGCCGTTGTCACCGATGCCAGCGATCCCCGTGCCGTACGCCGCGCCTTTGCCATTGGCCACGAGGCCACGGGCTGGCGCCCGGTGGCCGGCGTTTGTGCCCCCGCTGATGGCGATGCGGTGTTGATGGCGATGGGCCGTCACCCTTGCCATGTCGGGGTCTGGCTGGCCGATGCCGCAGGCCCTGCGGTGCTGCATTCGGTCGAGGGGGCGGGGGGGATCCTGACCCCGATGAGCCTGCTGCCGGGCCTTGGCTACCGGGTGGTCGGGATCTACCGCTGGGGGGCCGCATGCGCGCCGAGGTGATCCGCCTGCCGAACCCCTTTGATCCCGCGCACCGTGAGGTCGCGGTGCTGCGCCGGGGCCTGCGCATCCGCCGCCTGATGCCGCGGAACCGCCCGGTGCTGGCGCTGCTGAACGGCCGCCCGCTCATGCGCGCGAGCTGGCGGCGGCGCCTGCGCGATGGCGACCGGCTGGCCATCGTCTTCCTGCCGCGCGGCGGGGGTGGCAGCTCGGGCGGGTCGAACCCCTTGCGGCTGGTGCTGTCGCTGGCCCTGATGGCCTTTGCGCCCTGGGCGGCGGCCGGGCTTCTGGGCACCACGACCGCCCTTGTCGGCACCACCTTGCTTGGCCAGGTCACCACGCTTGGCATCTACATGGCCGGGAATGCCCTGATCAACGCGGTCCTGCCGCCACCCGGATCGACCGGCCTGCCCGAGGCGAGCCCGACCTATTCCCTTCAGGCGCAGGGCAATGCCGCCCGGCTCGATGCCCCGATCCCGGTGCAGTATGGCCGTCTCAAGGCCTATCCCGACTTCGCGGCCCAGCCCTATGCCGAATATGCCGGCAACGAGCAGTATCTCTATCAGCTGCTGTGCCTTGGTGCCGGGGCCTTCGAGATCGAGCAGATCCTGATCGAGGATACCCCGATCAGCAGCTTCTCCGAGATCGAGGTGCAGATCGCGGGTCCGGGCGAAGAGATCACGCTGTTCCCGACCGCCGTGGCCAGTTCGGTCGAGGTCTCGGGCCAGGAGATGGCTGGCCAGTCGAGCGGCACCTGGACCCGCACCGGCACCATCCTGACCGTGACCGAGACCGGCCATCTGCGCGCGGTCGGCCAGGCGGTGGCGCTGGAGGCCTCGGACCCGGCGCTTGACGGGGTTCACACCATCGCGGTGATCCATTCGCCAGACACCTATGCGATCATGCTGCCGACCTCGGGCTCGGGGTCGGGCAGCACCGATATCCACCCGGTGGTCGGCGGGGCCAGCGGATTTGTCGCCAATGCGGCCGGATCGACGGCGCATCGGCTGGCCGTCGACCTCGTGCTGCCGCGCGGGCTTTATGCGCGCACCGACAAGGGCAAGATGGTGGCCATCTCGCTCTCGGTCCGCATCGAGGCGCAGCGCATCGACGATCTGGGTGCCCCGCTGGGCGCATGGACCGTGCTGGGCGAGGAGGTGATCACCGACCGCACCAACACGCCGCAGCGGCTGAGCCTGACCTATGGCCTTGCCACCCCCGGCCGCTATCGGCTGCGGGCCTGGCGGCTCGACGCCGAGGATACCGTGCATTCCGACAAGGGCCACGAGGTGCTGCTGGCGGGCCTGCGCGCCTATCTGTCCGAGCCGCGCGACTTCGGCCCGGTGACGCTGCTGGCGCTGCGGATGCGGGCGTCGAACAACCTCTCGGCCCAGGCCAGCCGCAAGGTGGCGGTCATTGCCACCCGCAAGCTGCCGGTCTGGACGGGCACCGCCTGGACGGCACCGCAGCCCACCCGCTCCATCGCCTGGGCGCTGGCGGATGCCGCGCGAAATGCCGATTATGGCGCGCGGCTGGGCGANGACCGGCTGGACCTGCCCGCGCTGCTGGCGCTCGATGCGGTCTGGGCNGCGCGGGGCGACCGTTTCGATGGCCGGTTCGACAGCGCGACNACCTGGTGGGAGGCCGCGCGCCAGATCGCCCTGGCCGGCCGCGCCCAGCCCTTCTTGCAAGGCGGNCGGCTGCGGGTGGTGCGCGACGGGCCGGTCAGCACCCCGGTGATGCTGTTCTCGGAACGCAACATCGTCAGCGGCTCGTTCGCGATCGACTTCACCCTGCCCTCGGAGGCGACGGCCGATGCGGTGGATGTGGGCATCTTCGATGCCGGCATCTGGGCGCCCCGCCGCATCCGGGCCGCCTTGCCNGGCAGCACGGCCGAGCGGCCGGTCAAGACCGATCTCTTCGGGGTGACGGGGGCCGATCATGCGCTGCGCGAGGGGCTCTATCAGGCGGCCGCCAACCGCTANCGGCGCGAGGTGGTCAGCTTCGAGACCGAGATGGAGGGTTATATCCCTTCGATCGGCGATCTGATCGCCATCCAGCATTCGATGCCCGGCTGGGGNCAGCANGCCGAAGTGCTGGCCTGGGATGCGGCCAGCCTGCGGCTGACGGTCTCGGAGCCGCTCGACTGGTCGGGGACGGGCCATGTGGTGGGGCTGCGCCAGCGCGATGGCGGGCTGGCAGGGCCTCTGGCTGCCAGCCATGGCGGGACGGATGATGTGATCCAGCTGACCGAGGCGCCGCCCGAGGCCCCCTTTGTCGGCAGCGCCGCCGAGCGCACGCAGATCGCCTTTGGCCCCTCGGACAGCTGGCGTGCGCTGGCCAAGGTGGCGGCGATCCGGCCGCGCGGCCTTTACCGCGTCGCCATCGAGGCGGTGATCGAGGATCCGTCCGTCCACACGGCCGAGTTGGGCGCNGTTGCCCCGCCGGTCAGCTATTCGGCGCTGCCCAGGACCCCGGTCCTGCCCGAGGTCAGCCAGCTGCTGGCGCGCATGGTGCCCGANGACCCCGACCGGGTGGTGATCAGCTGGCGCCCTGCGCCGGGGGCGGACCGCTATCAGGTCGAGATGGCCGATGGNGGNGATCTGGGCGACCCCGATGTCAGCTGGACCCGCGTGGCCGAGACGACCGCCAGCCAGCATCTGCTGACCGTGCTTTACCCCGACCGCACCATGGTGCGGGTGCGCGGCCTTGGCACGGCGCCCGGTCCCTGGAGTGTCGCGGCCGTGGGCGCGCTGGTCGGGCTCTACTGGCTGCACCCGGACCTTCTGTTCTGGTCCGCCGATCCTGACCCGTATTGGAGAGACTGATGCCAGCCCTGCCTGCCGAATCCGACTTCACCGGCACCACCCGCACCAATGCCGAGATGAAGGCCACCCATGGCGCCTTGCGCCAGTATCTTGCCGGGCTGCTGGGCGATGATGGCACGGTGCCGACCGCGCTGGCCGCCCTTGGCGTCACCGGCGCGGCGGGCCAGGTGACCCGGACCAGTGCCACCACGCTGGGCGTAGCCGACCGGGGCAAGGTGGTGACGGCCACCGCAGGCAGCTGGGCGCTGACCCTGCCCACGGCGGCAGCGGCCGGGGCGGGCTGGCTTGCGATCCTGCGCAACACCGGGACGGGCATCGTGACCGTGACGCGGGCGGCGGCCGATCTGATCGACGGGGCGGCCAGCGTGCCGCTGTTGCCTGGCGCCAGCGTCATGGTGGTCTGCACCGGCAGCGCCTGGACCTGGCTTGCGCTTGGCGGCATCCCCACCGCCAGCGCGACCGATGCCACCCCGGGCCGGCTGATGCGGGTGGGCGACAGTGCCACNCTGATGGCCGCCAGCCCCGCGCTGCGCGTGGCGGTGGGNGGCAGCGCCAATGCCCGCACCCTGACCAGCGGTGCGGGGTTTGCTGCCATCCCGGCTGGCCTCGCGCTGCGGTTCCTGGCCCCAGCGGCCAATACCGGCTCGGCAACAATCAACCTCGACGGGCTTGGCGCGCAACCTTGCGTGACCATCACGGGTGCGCCCCTGCCGGCCGGCTACATCCGCCCCGATACCGACACGCTGGCGATCTGGACCGGCAGCGCCTGGATGCTGGACCGCCAGATCGAGCGCGGCAGCAACGCCAATGGCGAATACACCCGCTGGGCCGATGGCACCCAGACCTGCACCCGGATCGCCGATCTCGATGGCGTCAGCCTGGCGACTGCCATGGGCACGCTCTGGCGGTCGGAGAACCTGGCGAGCCTGAGCTTCCCGGTCAGTTTTGCCAATGCGGCCTCGGTCCATCATGTCGAGGCGACGCTGCATGCCTCGGACAACACGACGATCCGGGGCAGCGCGCTGGGGGTGCGGCTGCGGCGCGCCCAGACCACCAAGTCGCTGGCCTGGGACGGCATCGCCATCGTCGGCGCGGCCAGTGCAACCGGCACGGCTGGCGAGA